GTCATCATTACGAATTTTCTCATGAAGTTCGGTTTGTTTTTTGAGATTGTGCTTGGGTGCCAAGTCATGATAAATTTCTTGAATGACTCTTTTTGGTGAGTTTATATTATAATCAGTGATTAATTTCGTGGTTCCCCACATCTCTCTCATGTAATTTGAATCTCTATCGACTGGTAGATTAGACATTTTAGCTCCTGTTTTAATGAATAAAACAGAACTTTTATAAAGGAGGTTGCTATCTCCTTATTTCTATTTAACGATCCAGTTCGCGCAGTGAATATGAGTCTGAATTGAGGTATTTAAGTATTTCAAGAGCAATTAATTTGGGATTTCCTTCACCACAGGTGTATACATCTACTGCCAGACACCCATTTTCTGGCCAAGTATGACAAGAAACGTGACTTTCGGCAAGGGCAATGACGACTGTACACCCTTGTGGAAGAAAACAGTGCGAAAAAGTGTTCAAGATCGTCATCTTCGCACGTTCAATACCTCTAATCATGACGTTCTGAAGAGAATTTACGTCATTAATCAGATCAAAGTCAACATCATACACCTCTAGGAGCAGGTGTTTGCCCATTGAAAACTGTTTCAACTCAATTTTTTGGTAAAAATTTATTTATTTTGATTCCAAATCAGTAATTTGGTACATATAGTGATCAGATGTCTCAAATTTTCTCTTATTTTCAACCGAATAGACAGTCAAATCAATTTCATAACCAGGATTTTTATCAATTCTGTTGAATGTCCAGGCATTATCATACCAAATAATGCGATTATTTGGATATGCGTAGTAATTTCCCGTTTCTACTTTGAATAAATGAGCACATTTGTGTTCAGGTGTCTCTGAAAAATTAAGATCTGGGACACCTTTGTTCTCCCAGGACCAATCAAGAGTAAACATATATGATCCGACGACCTTTTTTCCATCGGGACGAATTAATTCTGCCTGTAATCCAGCGAGACGAGCACGTCTTTGAACGTCAATGTATGGGGAAAAGCAATCCCAATACATAATGTCCTCTAAAGGTTCAATCGGTGCGTCTGGTTTCCAGCAAAAAGCGTGAAGTGGCCTGCGAGTCCAATTCACGCCGTTTTCTAAAAATGCCTCAAACAGAGGAACTCTTTTTTCAATGCTCGCAACAGAATGAACATCACATTTGGTTACTTCACCATGTCCCATTTTATGGTTAAAAAGGAATTCATTACGAATATAACAGGACCAATCTGGAAGACTATGGTTTAAGTAAGCCATGTTTAACCTTTACCTTGACCCCTATACTTTTTACGAGCATTATTACGAGACGAAGCGGCATACTTGGTTCCTGCACCGCTTCCCTGACGAGACTTTTTAGGGGCTCCAGGCATATAAGAGGAGTTCTTATTCAGACCGACTTTTGCTTTTGCTGCCATACATTATTCTCCAATAAAATTTCAGTTTCAATATCTTCAGGATTTGGAGAACCTGTCTGATAAAATTCAATCGACAGATCCTCCATTACATTGAAATATTCTTCTTCTGTAAGACTTGAATAAATTCGTCTTCCCTTACAAAGAATATTATAGCGTTGGTTAGTCATCAAATGACTCTTGTTTTCTCGTGACCGACTCTGATACGAGGATCGCACCAAATTTCAAAACCTGCTTCCTTTGCATCCAAACAGAACGATACGTCTTCTCCACACATGTCCTGAACCTCACCAGACTCAAAGACTTGCATCTTTGGTGCAAACCAAGGATACTTCATTTCAGAATGCTCAAAGACACCGTGCTTAATCAGAAGCCATCCAAAACCAGTGTAGTCAACAGTGAAAGGTTTACGACGCTTTGTAATGCTATCAATGGTTTCGTGATTCATGACTCCACCATTATTGCGGAAATCATCTTCTTCCAACCAATGTGCCACTGAAGTCGTGCGACCGTCTTCCGTACAATACCATCCAGCAGCAATATCTTGATCCATCAGAACAAGTTGCCAGAACTTTTCAGTATTAAAGACAATATCACTATCAATCCATAACTGCCAATCATACTTCAGTTTACCATCCCAGGGAATCTGATCAGGTCCACGAAGTACATTTGCTCCAAGACACTTGCAACGGGCAAAGTTCACCATTGAAGAATAATCTTGTGAGATTTGGATACTGGCGCCAGCCTGCACCAAATCAAAACAAAGTTGAACAAAATTCTTTAGGTAGGTATATGAGACCCCTCTTCCAGGTAGACAGAATACAACTGTTTTGCCCTTTACCATCTCACGGGCCAAGTTGTAATCCCATTCAGGTTCTGAAGCGGTCGGAGTCTTTGCTTTTACGGTAAATCCTTTAGCCATAATAGAATGCGTTTACATCAATGATCATACAGTATTATGTAGTGAATGTCAATCGCTGTCCTTTTCGGCAATCACTAAATCTCCGCCCTCAATTGACAAACGGACCTCTGTGTCTTCATACCAAGAAAGATCGTTTGTAATCCATTCAGGAATCACAATATAATACTCACCAGTAATTGGATCGACCTGTACGAGTTGAAAATTTTCTCCGGAATTTTTTTTCATTTCAGGTATATGAATCTTCTTTTTCAGATTTATATAGCACTTTATATTTTACTCGCGTCCGTAACACTTTGTAGGTTAGGGGGACCCATGGTTTTTATATAACGGGGGCGCCGCCCCGAACGCAACGGGACGGGGGCACTGCCAGATCACGAACGAATGTTATACCTAACCACGCCCTTCGTAGTTAGTATGAAGACCCGCAAGTTCCCACGCAGGGTAACCATCAATGCCCGCACGATTGAGTGAACGACCGAACGTATCATCACGGTGAGAGTTAAGTTGCGAACGACCCTTTGCAACGTTGGTGCTCACCCATACGGTCTGACGGGTGTTAAGATCGGATGCGATGTTGTAGAGTGCCATGATAACGAATGAGGAATGTGTGTGGTTTAGTGTAACTCAGTCACGGGTAGAATCGAACACCGAATAGAAACAATCCCATGCCCAAGTGTCGGCAACGAATGTATCAATGCCGCACTGATCACAGACCCATTCGTAGGCACTGTCACAGTCTGCATTAGTCTCAACCACGAAGTTATAGAGAGAAGCAATAGCACCACGGAAGCAATCATTCTCCATTTCAGACACCCACCACTTGCCAGTTTCAGTGCTTTTGTTGATCATCTTGCCGTCGATGGAGAATGCTTTGATCACGGACATTTGAGTTGCTTTTCTTTGACTCTTTTAGTATTGCATAAAAAAAGTGTCCACGGGGAGAATCGTGGACACCTTATCAACTGTCACCAGATAACAGGATTGCCCTGCAGATCGGTTACAGTTCCCTGTTCATTGTCGGTTGCGATAGAGTCAAGAATCTGCAGAATTTGCGAACCATCTTTACCTTGACGAAGCAGAGAGATTGCGAGGTTGAGAGTCATGAAATGAAGGAAAAAGATTAACGAATGGCGGTGAGTTTGATGTCATCACCAGGACAGAAGTTCAGTTCAGACGCATACCAGAGAAGAAGGGAATTGTGCCAAATTGTGCAGAGTGAAAGAACCATTGAAAGTTCTTTTGGAATACACTCTCATCACCAATTCCGTGCTCACGCAGAATAGCATTGAGGCGCGATTTGGTGGTGTTAGATTGATGCCCACCATCGAACAATTCGATCCAGGTTTCACCAATGCGAGCGATCAGATTGCCATGGAGAAACACATCAGAAACGTTCGAACATGCAACGACTTCGGTGTTATCAAGTTTGAAATCTTTGCCAGCAGTGATAGCGGCATTCATCAGACGTTCGATCTTACGCATGGGAGGAATTCGTCTCAACAAAGGTAGTATGGATCAAATCAGGGGACTTTGCAAGGGGTCTTGTGCCACTTGTTCAACTGGCACACTGAAAGCGCCCAGCGTTGAAATTGTGATAGGAAAAGACCTCACGATTCACCAGTTTGAACATACCAAACTCATTGCTCATCACATAACCTTCGGCATCAATTCTGTTGTGCCCGATATAAGCAGCAGGACCCATGTTGCGGCACAGGAAGAGACAATCATCTTTGATCGACTTCACCAATGCCCACAAACGAATCAGGTTAGGATCACAATCAAAGTCTTCTGCAACGATGTTATCACCCGAACGAATGCAGGCGTTCAGTTGCTGTTTGATCTTTGCCGCTTCCTTATCAGAAACAAACTCACAGGCAGTAGACATTTGACGGGCGAAATCTACGACCTCTTTCACATCAGCGAACGACTCCTGATTGTACAGGATGTATGCATCAGGTTGCACAAACTTCACCGTCTCAGTATCATTCCAGATGCTACGGTCAGGGAATGCTTGTGCATCACGCAGATCGTTTGCAGCATAATAGCAAGTGTGAGGGGCGATGATAATTTTCTGGGAAACTACCTCACCGAACTTATAAGTGATGGTGTTCGGAGTGTATTCATCAGATCCACCAAACCCGATGAAATCGCCTTGATAGATACATTCGAAACGAGGCAACCAATCAAAACAAGCGTGAAGAATTGCTGCAACTTCACCTTGATAGTGTTGATCGATCTCATCATGATTGTGAGCGATACGAATTTTTTTCTTGTTAAAGACTGCCTTGGTTCCTACAAAGAATTCACCATTGGCAGGATCAATTCCCCAGACAATTGCAGGCGCCCCGTCAATCTTAACGCTCAGATTGCCCTTGGCAGTGAACCAATCCAGGACAGAAAGATCACCCGTCAGGATAGAATCTTCGGGGTGTTCGAGGTGTGTGTTTTTCATGCTTTTAGTATGGCACGGATTGGGGAGCAGCACAAGGGGGTGTGTGCCAGTTTACAGATCGGCCATCATTTCATTCAGTTCATCCCAATCAAGTTTAGGATCGGTGTAGCTCACTCCATCGGGAGTTTTAGCATCAAACCAAACGTGCTTTACGAACTGAAGGTAATCATCATAACGACGAGCAATGTTATACAAACCCTCATCATTCTGAATCCAGAGAGCAACATTCCAGGTTTCGTAGTTAGCATAACCGTTGTAAGTTGCGGTGCTCATTGGTGTGGTTGTTTGAACTGAAGGTAGTATGGAGCCGATCGGGGGACTTTGCAACCCCCCTTGTGCCACTTACTGAACTGTCACACTCTCAATCAGTTCTTCGATAACATCCTCATCATAAACATACGAAATCTCATTGAGAACATCTTCCTCATTCAAGTGAGACAGATTTTCCACAATGGTATCATACACAAATTGCATCAAACACTTAACGTCCATCTCATCAACAATACGCTCGGCGTAGTTTTCAACAAGTTGGTCAAGTTGCTGGGAAGTAAGAGTCATTTGATGTTAAGATACTTTTCGTTGTTAATCATGTGATCGAGAATCTCACCAATAAATTGTCGGTAAGTCTCATCATGATTCTTGGAGCACTCCTCATACGCATCGTAGAGTTTGGTATAAAGAGTGTCCCAATGTTGCCGACTAATTGTGCTCATCAGTAATCGTAGTTAGCGTTCAGGTACTCATTCACATCGAACTTTTCAGTATCACGAAGTTCGGGAATGTCAAGATCAAAAATCTCACCAGGCATGTCTTGGATTTCAGACCAGAGTTCATCAAACATGGTTCAATTCCGAACGACAAGAGTACAATACACGGGATGGGGGATCATCACAACCCCCCTTGTGCCACTTTCCCAACTGTCACACAAATTCTGCGATATAGTAATCCAGAGGCAATTCAAGTTCCGCTGCTTTAGTCTCCCACTCATCCCATTCTTCGGGGGAAGCATCATTCAGAAAATCTTGAAAAGTATATTCAAACTGGGGACCACACATTTGAATCAATTGCGACGACATGAGTAACATAAACCATCACGTGGCACTGATCAAGTACCCTTGTGCCAGTTCCGCAACTGTCCTCATTCTCAATAAGCATAATATTATTGAGAATCAATAAGATCTTGTAGTTGAGAATAGATCCAATTGTCAGACTGTCACACTAGAAGACATCGCTGTAGTCTTTGATGCTAATGTGTACATCTTCATCATCTTCTAGGTGTAGCAGTTCTCTCCAGGGAACATCATCTAGTTCTAGATCATCATAACACATGAGATCTAATGTAACACGTACCATGCGCTTTGCGTGTGTGGCAGACATGTGATTCTCGTGCGATGTTTACTATACTATATCATGCATAGTGACGATACGCAAGTGATTCATAATCTTGCCCATCTCGTGCGTAATCTTCATCTAGATCTTGTGCATAATACTCCTCTAGATCATATGAATAGTCTGTTGCGTATGTGTAGTCGAGATCGTAGTCGTCGTACATAGCTCGTCGAGATCTGTATGATGCTTTATGATTATAGCAGATATCTCGTCCAGATGTCAAGAAGGCTTCTAGACGAGATTCACATAAGAGTATATATGTATTCTCGTCTAGATTTATGTGCTTATAGTAACATTCTTGCTTATAAGTCTAGACGAGATTTGTGTGGGTTTGCGTACCTGGCGGCGGGGCGGGACTTGACAAACTGCGCGTCTTATGATACGCTCGCTTCCC